GACGCCCCTGTTCGTTAGACAAGTATTTTATGCAATGAACGGGTTAGTGTCCACTACATTCATCATAGGAATCATACCAGAAGCTGGTATGACTATTCCGCATTTTGTAACGAAGCATGTTTCTTTTCGTTACGTCGTATGTACGTGGACTTTCCTGGGGTAAGCCAGGACGGGTGATCAGGCACTTGCGTGCCCTCTCCTCCTCAATACTCTTAAACCATTCACACACCAAAGGAGGTGCTAAACGTGAAACTGTAATAGCAGCTGAAGTAGGCCGATGTTCGGCCATAAGTCGACGAAAGAAAAAGCTGTTAGCTTTTTGAATTCTGCCGACTGTAAGCAGCCGCTGGAATTTGTAAAGACCCGTGGATAGACCATCCACATACTCATAACCACTATAACCAAGCTTTGCAGCCTGGCTACGTGTGGCATGCAGATACGTATCAAATTCGGTCGAACTAAACGGGCCAACTATTTTCTTCTGTTGGTCCGATAAAAGATCTTCCAAAACCGTACAAGCACCTTCGACCCAGTCTGGGCCAAGAGGGGACCTATAAGCGGTATAACGCAATCTGTTAATAATTGAGTAACAGTCTTTAACATCACAAACTCCGTGGTCTAAAAATAAAGGTCTTACGTAGTTCCCATGGTAGAAGTCTTTTCCACAAGATTCCCTAAAGGGCGTTTGCCCCGTAAAGGATTTGTCCTGATTGAGTTTAAACCCACACATCTGAAGTAAATAAGATGTATCGGCTGCAACCGCGTCAGGTATGATGATATCATCGCCGAAGACGGCGACATCATCTCTTAAGGAAAACTGGCTGTCCTTCTTCGCCCAGTTGCGTTGGTTATGCTTTGTAATACTCGCATAACAAACGGCCAGGAAAATTAGAGACTCTACCGCGAAAGTGAAACCATTGCCCATGGACGATAACTTGTGGTAACCAACCACTTCGCCCAGTACGTCGCCTTGGTGGCAACGCAATTTGTTCAATAGCTCAACCCAATCAGGAGGAAACAATAGCATAAACAAAATATAAGCTATCATGTCTGAGGCTGCACTTAAATCTAATGTGCTATACCCCTCTCCATACATTACTGAGCCCAGTTCTGCAAACAGTTGATTTTTCTCTTGAGAGTCGAGATCGCAGCCGAAGCGCTTTAATGCTCTTCTAATAACTGCGTCAACACCCAATTGAAGCATCACGTTGAGACGTGGCTCAATCGCTATAGGACGATCCTTGAGACCATCCTTGGGTACTGTTGTCATACGGTTTCCACTAACCTCTTTGAAAACCCACAGCCAGAAGGCGTGTGGATCGATCAAATGATGCATTGGAACACCAATTTCACGACGGTATTTGTCTTCAAGCGCGCCCCACCACAATGGATGAGACTTGATTAGCTGTACGGCATAGCCCTGGCAGTCAGCAGTTACAGAATAAGGCGTATCATGGTACTTGTAGTACTGAGTAACACGATTACCTTTTGTGCATAGCGACGAACCTGGTCCATGTTTGGCGCCCCTAAAAACGGCAGCCATATCGGGACTTTCACCTATTACCTGAACAATAAAATCTCTCATTAAATCAAGAGACCCTGCAAGCGTCGGATGTACTTCATTAATCCGAATTAGATCTTTGAAGCCTTGTATGTTGAAGCGTTTACAACTTGCTTCAGCCTTAAGGGCTCCATCGATCGCAACTTGTCGGCGATGTTCAGTGTCTCCCCTGAAGGGAAACTTTTTCAAAAAGGCGCCAACTTGGTACTTAGCAAAGAAAACACTCGTGCTAATACCATCAAGAGCCATACTACGTGGGCTCCATACCTCCGCGTAATGATAAAGGCGTTCCTGATTCCGTGCACGGATGCACTTATTCAGGTCCTTCACATCATCGCTAGGGAGGAAGTTGGTTAATCCCTCAACAATTTTCCCGAATAATTTCCATTGGAGATTTTTCGGCGCTGTCACCTTGTGAAGGGTGAAAGGCTTTTTCTTATTCTTTTGCTTCTTGTTAGTTTTCATGAAGTTAGATCCTTTGTGATGCCCTTGATTGGGCATAATACGGAGGTTATACGTCAGGAGCGATATTCTTGCTCATCAGCGTAACCATAAGAGAGTCATCATCCAAAGCAGCAATGAGATCTTGTCGGAGCTCCAACACGTCAGCATCAGTAGCACCCACCGGAATAGAAAATTCTATTTTTCCGAGTAAGGGTGATGTGATGAGCGTGGCGGGGTCGATTGATCCAACATCGACTGTACGTCTTCGAATAATCTTAGGTCGTGTGACTCCCAAAAACTGTCCATTTGGTTTAGGTTCACTAGTCTCGAAAGATAGTGTGCTTGGCCTGGCAGTTGTATGGTTGTTATCCTCGTGGAAAACGGTTTTTAAACCATTCATGAGGACACGCGCCCTGGTGAAGACTTTGGAAACGAGAGTGTCGTTGTTTGCTACGTCCGATTGGAGTGTTAGCATAGTTTTATTCCTTTAGGTTGTTAAATCCGCAATCACCTTATAGAGCTACGAAAGCCTTTTAAGATAATAGCAAGGTCAAGTAGTTTTAGAACATCAAGGTTGATGTCCAATTGTGGTAACCAAGGGATAACAGGATCCGGAGATCTCCATTTTTCCATCAGTACCGTTAACTGTGAAAATGTCGGGGTAACAAACTCCTGACACAGTCCGGACATGCTTAAGAAAGATCCAAATTGGACGGTGTTCTGTCCAGAAAAGGTCCTCGTCCGCATGATAGACGTAGTAATTTCCACAGTGTCCCAATTTGCAAGCACGTTCGTGTTCAGCTTCGGTGAATGCGCAGAAATGATATCGGCTATATTACAAAACCAGTCGATAACAAAACTGAACGGGATCACCTCCCAACCGGTTTGTACAACCTGGTCGAGGCCCCACGAGTTTGCACCCGTAGATTGAACGTCGAACAGAATGCCGCATCCAACGTTTACACGTGTAGATGTGACAACCTCGTCTCGATAATACATATACCGAATTGAGGGTATCGAAGAGTCTTCACCAGTGGTTATAGCAGGATCAGAGGGCAAAGCCCCGATCTCCCGCCAGCCACGAGTTAAACGATTCGACGAATACACTCTGTTCATTGCTTCTAGAACACCTTCTACTTCCCCGGCTAGGGGTCGTAGCGCGTACCGATACTCCATATAAAGCTTGGAATATTCCATAGGCGTTATCTCATCGCGAACTTGCTTGAGATCAAGACGTCTTAGAGCGCGGAGGATTTTGATCACACGAAATAGGACATTACCAACGAATTGGATGGTGTCTTTACCTTCGGCGATCGAAGCCAAAATTGCTGCACTTTCATCATGTACTCTAGCCCAGGCCTTTGCGACAGCTTTATTTTTTAGCTCGTCGGCAAGATCCAGGGTATCGGAGTGATGACTAGGTACAACATCATTGGCCTCCCAGGGCACGTAAGCGGGAAGACTAGTTGCGCCGGTTACCCGGCTATACCAGGTTGGTCGAGGTGACCAGCCGGTAAAGAACAGATTCCAACTACCAGATGTTGAGGTAATTGTCTTCCGCTCGAACTTATAGAAGGGATTATTAAAAATCTCTCCTTGCTTCCTTCTCGTGTGAAAATTTGGAATCTCCACATCTGAGAACCCTTTAATTGAGTATTCACTTTGCCAAGAACCACCAGAGGCTATTGCTAGCTCCGTTGGTGTGGACCAGTTTCGTATGTGGGTTAAACCCCCATATGTACTACTGGCGACAGTCGGTTCTTCTATGACTGTTCTAGTGTAACTCATAAGACATTGCCCTCCGCAGGGCAATGAATAATAAGGTGACTACGGTCGCCTGCATAACCGAAGAAACCAGACCTGACCAGCATTAAAACCCTGGTTCGGCCTACCATCCCATTCATACAAAGAAAGAGTCCTTAGGACATCAATCTCCCCTGCTAAGGGGCATTCTAACGTGAGATATCCACAACGGAGCAGCTATGCTCTGAAGGGTACTGCACGAAAGATGAAGTATGAATGAGATAGCCATAACGGTGATCAACCGCTATGGAACCAAGGGGAGCGATCCC